CAGCGGCGATCATCATGTCGGCCAGAATCTTGTTGACGGCATCCTGCGGCCCCAAGACGTTCTGTAACTCGCTGGTAATCACGCGCCGTTCACGCCGAAAGTGAAAGACAGGGATCACGCCGTACGGGTTGGGTTCGGCAGCGATGGGCGCAAAGCCTTTGCCGCTTGACACCTCGTTCCAGACGCCGCTGTTATCATCAGAGCGTACGGCGTTTGTGCTGCGGTAGTATTCGAGGCGGTCAGCATAGTAGAGCGTCAAATAGCGGTGGTCATCGTCGCCCACCCACCACTTGACGGCGAAGCGCTTGCGGCGTGGCTTGTCGGCCTCATAGAACAGATGCACGTTGCGACTGTCGTTGTAATAGGCTTCCGGCTGCCCCGTTTCCTCATCCGGCCAGACCAGCACATAGCTTTCGCCGGTGACAAGCGCGGCCAGATGTACGTCCTCTGATTCGAGGATGAGATCCGACGAGGATAAGAGTAGCGCCAGGGCATCGGTCGCCGCTTCATCATCGGCTACCAATACGCGCTGTAACTGGATGCGGTCGGCCACGCTATCGACGACGACGGCACACCAATTCTGTTGAAACGTGGCGCTCAGGTTCTGGAAGAGTTCGTTGAGTTGGCGGCTGGCGTAGACCAGCGGCTGATAGCCTTGATAGTAGTTCCAAAGGCGTGTATAACGCGGCGTCTTGTAAAGTAGCTGGGCGACGGCCAGTTCTAGGTCATCCATTGTAGCTTCCTCCGGATCGCCGCTCTCGTTGCAGCGCCAACTTATTAAAGGCTAGACTGCCGGCGTCGATCTGGTCGTCGTGCGCCCCGTACGGAAAGCTCGACAGTTCCTCAAGTAGTGCCCCGTTCCAGGCGCCCTTGACCAGCTTGACATTGCGCGCCTCGCATTGGGCAGCAAAGGGCATCGCCCGCGTACTTTTGTCACCTGTGCTGCGTTCGGCCTTGACGTTGTAGCCGGCTAAGACGCGGATCGTAATCTGGCTGACGACCTTGCCGCTACTGCCCGGCTCCTGTTCAAGCCAGGTTGTCACGTTGGCGTAGCGGGCGGCATCGATGGCGGCGGTCTGAGCGATGATCTTCTCGGCGGCCAAGTCGCTGAACTGGCCGCGCACGACATCCTCGATATAAAACACGTTGTCAGCATCCTTGGCCATCAGCAGCCCGACGGTATAATCGCCGTCTTTTTCGGTGGCCGCCCTATCCCAGGCCCGCACGCGTGTCGCTTGCGCCGGTGCTGCACCCACGATGTCAAACCATTCGCGTTGGAACATGCCGCCGCCGGGTGGCGTGGGGCGCTGCTGGTAGAGCGCAGAGAACGAATACGTTCCAAGTACGCTGCGTATCTGCTCAAGCGCCGCCACATCGTAGCGGTCAGGCCATAGCGCCGCGCCCTGCTCACGATGGAGCGGGTCGCCCACATCCGCCAATGCCGGCAAGTTAACCACCGTCCAGTTGGGGCCGTCGTCAGACGCCAGGATACGCCCGGCCAGGTCATCTTCGTGCCAGCGGGTTTGAATCAGCACACACGCCGCCCCAGGCTCACGCCTCGTGTACAAATCGTCGGTGTACCAATCCCACACACGGTCACGGAAAGCGGCGCTCTCGGCCTCCTCACGGCTCTTAACGGGGTCGTCAATCATAATCAGTTTTGCGCCTGTTCCGGTAATGCCGCCGCCCACACCCACGGCGCGTACGCCCCCGCCCTGCACCGTCAGCCATTCCTCAACGGCGGTACGTTCGGGGTCAAGCGTCATCTGGGTAGCCGCAATCTTGCGCGCTTGGCGGCTGAAGCGGTTGGCAAGCGTCTGATTATACGCGCCGATGATGATGGTCAGCTCAGGCTCACGCGCCAGCCGCCACACAGGGTAGCGGATGGTCGTCATGGCTGACTTGCCGTGACGCGGCGGGCAGAAGATCATCAGGCGGCTAATGGCGCCGCTGGTCACTTGGTCAAGCGCGGCGCGGATATAGGCAAGGTGATCCACTTGCCATGTATAGGCCGGCGTGACCTGCTCTAGCCACGGCTCAAACGCCGCTATCCTGCGCGGTGTCGTCATCGTCATCAGGCGCGCCGCCATTGCTCGCTTTTCCGCCGTCGGCAAGTCTCGCCAATTGGGCGGTAATGTAGGCGTCAAGGGTGGCCCCTGATAGGTTGTTGATGTTGTCTGTTGGTTCATCGGTCGCTAACCTTTGCAGCTTGCTCGCATCCAGGCTCACGCGGCTGAGGCCGGTCACATCAAAACTGAGCGTAATCACTTCGCGGTCGGGCGCACCGTCACGGCCCGGTATGAGTTGCCGCTGCGAATGGATGAACTGCGACGCCGACGGCAGCGCCTGTTCCACCAGGTCATGTAGCGCATCGCCGCGCGCCCATTCCCGTTCGCGCATACGCCGGCGCCGCTCCTCCCACAAGAGCCGGTCCTGCTCGGCCAGGTGGGTGTCATAGGCGGCGGCGCGTGCTACCCAATCATAGGCGACGGCCCATTGTGACCATTGCCCAGACGCCCGTCTGCCAATACTGTCCTTGCGCGGACTTGACGCGCGGTATGCGGCTTGGATGCTGCGTTCACGGGCGGGTAGGATGTAATAGGCCGCGAACGCGTCAAACGCCTTGTCGGTTTCGGTTGGCAATCTGTCCCAGGCTGCCACACTTACGCACCCTCTAGGCCATGCCACACTGGAGTTCTTTTACAAGTCATGCTAACCTCTGCTTATTATTAACTACCATATAAAGGGATTTTGAATGACCGCCCAGGAATATCGCAACCAACTCATCGCCGCTAAACAACGCTTTGGGCGCAATGAAATCACCATCGACCAACTCTACGCCGCCGCTGATGCCTATATCGAATCGATCAAAGAGTTTAAGCAGCGCACCGGCAATAAAAAGTTGCCCGTCCCCTCGCGCTGCCAACTCATGCGAATGACCTAAGCCGCTACGTTCCACAATAACGCTCCCGGCGTAGCATGTCGCCTAAAGAACCGCCACACCTTCGCATCGTAATTGCTGCATGAAGGAAAGGGCGGTTTTTCTTTTGCATCCTGTTCAAATGTCTCCGGCGCAACATGGACGGTTGCCTTGCCCGCATTTGGCTTTGCCCCCACCTGAACGGCGTGGTGCGCGGCTGCCGGCCACGCCATTTGTAGCGCCCTCGTCAATGTTCCCGACCCGGCAGCGCACCATACCTCAATCGGCTGAATGTCTAATCCCATCGCCACGTCCGACAACGCCTCAATAAAGGCCGGGAAGTCTAAGCCCCACGGCAAAACACACGCGCCCGCCGCGTCCGCGTAGGCCATCGCCTTGGCCCGGACGTTGCTCAGATAGCCATAGGGTACTTGTACAATCTTCGCCCCTGCCCGCTTCGCATCTGCCGTCCGTGGATGCAATTGCGAACGCTTGGCGACAAAGACGGTCGCCTGTTTGCCCATGCCGGCGCAGGAATGGGCAAGGGCGATCTGGGCGTAGCCATAGGCCGGCGAGGCGTAGACATACTCGCTATACGCGCCATCCAGGAATAGCGGCAAAACACGCTGCTTTGTCCCGCCCGGCAATAGGTCGTCACGCACAACAAACCAGTGGCCCCTCGCTGGCGGGTCGCAGACCAACGGCTCAATACACGGCGGCGGCAACATTAGGCGACCTCTCCAAATTGCTCGGCCAAATCGCCCACCTGCACAGGGCCGCACCAGGCCGTCGCCTTTTTGCTGTTGCCCTTCAGGAATACCAATACGTTCTGGTGCGTCTTGCCCAGCTTGCGCCCCGATTCAAATTGCTTACCCACGCGGATGGGCAAACTGCCTACCGCCGTCACCAGGATCGCTTCGTTGTAAAGCATTGCCCCGGCATCCTGAAAGGCTGCTATGGTATCGCTGATAAAGTTACGGTAGTTCCCCTTCTTGTCCCGCACATCGCCCACCACGAACATAGCGAAGCGGTCATTGTTCAGCCGTTCGATAGATTGGGCGATGATGGTGCGATAGGCGATCAGGAAGTCGGCATACTCCATCGTGGATATATCCGCCGGGTTGTCGCTGTATACCTCTAGGTCGGCATAGGGCGGACAGCTAAAGACGAAATCAAACGGGCCGGCGGGCAGGTCGGTGGCGCTGTCGCCTACAATCCACGTTGGCATGTTATCCGGCACAATCGTCTGCGCTTGCTCTATGTTGGCGGCTATCTGCTCGGCGCGCAGGTCAACGCCGGTATACTTGCGCCCCAGATAGGCCGCTACAATGCCCCGCACGCTGCCGCCGGCAAAGGGGTCAAGTACATGACCGCCGGGCGCACAGAACCACGTATAGGCCAGCTCGCATAGCACCGGGTCGAAGATGCTTGTGCCGGATGCTGACGCCACGCCGCCCTCTTGCCCGTCGTAAGGATGGATTGTCGTCCCAAACGACAATCCATCCTTGAGCGAGGCCGTTTGCATACGCGCCTGAGGTCGCGCAAGATGCGCGACCTGCCAATCGTGGTCTTTGATGGCTCGGCTATCTGTCACCCTGCCCCCCCCTACAACGTGTTCGCCGCGCATGAGGTCTTGCCCAAACGTGCGCGCGTAGG